TTATAAAATCTCAATAGAAAGAGTTAAATTTGTGCTTTTTATCTCTTTTGATCTATATTTAAATAGCTCTCCTAATATCCAGATATTTGAGAGCAAAGGAACGCTGTAATCTTTGTTATACTCTAGGTTTTGATTTAATCCGCTAAGTATTAGTAGTTCTCCACGCTTTAATAGATAGCTTCCCTTTAGCTGCTTTTTAGATGTGGTAGGTTTATCGTTTTGTGTGGAGATTATGTTTTCCATAATTAAATCTATATCCAAATCGATGCTGCCATTATCTAAGATTAGCGGATTAATCTTTACTTTTAATCCAACGTCTTTATACTCATAGCTATTTGTCACGCTCTCTTTATCATCTTTAAAGGCTTTATTTTGCGTTAAGTATGGGATATTTTGAGCACTTGAAAAGTATAACTCTTTGCCACTTCTTAATAGAAAAATTGGATTTGCTTCGATCTTTGTAAAGTCGTTTTCGTTTAGATATTTAAGCACCTCATAAAATCCACCTTTTGAGCCATTTGTAACATTTGAAGTGGCGTTAAATGGCATTGTTATCAGGTTTAAAAAGTAGTTATAAGTATTGGTTGGGGCAGATTTTAGATAGCTTGAAATTTGTGAGCCACGCGTTTTAACTTTGGCTAAGTTCGTATCTAAAATTGTAATTTTGATTTGTGCTTGTTTTGGGCTTTTGTCTATATTTGCAAGGGCTAATTTAATGCTCTCATAAACCGTATCATCTGGCGCACTAAAATAGACCTCATTTGTATTTGAGATAAAGGTCGAGTTTACATCGAGCATTTTTAAAAGATTAGTTACATCGCTTGATGTGTGATTTTTTAGTGATATTGAGTAGAGCCTATTTTTATTTGAGATTAAATCGATTATCTCATCTTTTGAGTTATCTGTATCCACAAAGTAAAAATCATCAAATTTTAGCAGCACTAAATTATTCGATTTTAACATCTGCTTAAGCATGTCAATAGAGATTTTAGGCTCTTTTTCTTTTGTATAAAACTTAAAAGCGCTCTTATCGACGCTTTCACTTATTAAAATTCTTACATCGTTTTGCTGCGCTGCCATATTTATAAAATCGCCAAGCTCATGCTTAAATTGTGCTGCATTAATACTTATGGCTAGTATTAGATAAACTATCACCTTTTTCATCTTTGATACTCCTTTTAATTAAATTTGTAAATGGGTTTTGTTTAAAAGCTATAAAAAATCTATAGTAACCTTTTGGCGAGGCTCTTTGCCTTACATAGATAGGCTCTAAATTCTCTATTAAAAAGTTTAGATACGAAACTTCAAATTCATAGTATTTACCGTTTAATATTTGACAATATCCACTATTGCAAGATATCTCAAAGTAAAATATCTCATCTGTATTTAAGTTTAATTTGGGTTGTTTACTGCTCAAATTTGGCTGCGCTTTTTGTGGTTTACTCTCTATCTTTTTTACTGGTTGATCTTCACTTGTTGGTTGCTCCTCGCTTGATTGAAAGCTTTGAATAAGTGAGATAAATCCAAAAGCAGAGATGAAAATTAAGAGTATAAAAATTAAAAGATAGTTTCTTACAAAGCTCTTTTTTGAGCTCGATGCACCACTTATATATAGATTAAATATATCCTCGTTTTGTTTTAGATTTAACGCTCCGCCTTGGATAATTGAGTTTAGTGTCATCTTATAAGAGCCATATTGAATGTAGCGAAACTTAGAGGCAAAGAGCCTCTTTCCACTATCTACAGCTTTATAAAAAAACTCCGCAATACTCTTATATTCGGTATTTATTAAAGATAGATTTTGCGTAATTAAAATTATGTCATGATGTAGATGCCTATGATAAGTAAGCCACCAAATAAGCAGCTCATCGCCCTTTTCTTTAAAGATATTGTGGGCTTCATCGATTACAAACAGTGCGTTAAAAATTTTATTATCTTTGCAATATCTTATAAGCTCGCTATCACCCGTTTTATCTTGATAGATATTGTATAGATCACTTAAAAGCACTCTAAAATCATCTATTTTAAACTCAAAGACATCATCAAATTTATCAAATGCAAACTCATTTAAATTTGTGTAGCAAAAGCTATACTTTGCTAAGTTTTCTCTGTCGTTTTTGGGTGGCTTCTTCTTTTGTGCGTAAAAGTAATCGTATATCTTTGACGCTGCTAAATAGCTCTTTCCGCTCCCTGGATTTCCTGTAATATATGTAATTGCCATCTTATTTAAACGCTATTATTAAAGATAAGATATTTATGCGAACCTGCATAATTACTTTTAGTGTGTATTTACTAAGCAGCGCGCTAAAATAAAATACCAATCCATCTAAGAGTATGCGCAGCGCATCTAATGCGCCACTATATGCCCCGCTAGCAACGGCTACTTGCATACTAAATGATAGAATCTCGTCTCCACCAAATACCAAACCAGATAAGGAATCTATTAAACCATTAATTCTCTCATATAACCATTCAACGCACTTTATTAAAGAGTATATATAAGCTACAAAAGTCGTCAAAGAGGCGACATTTATAGCTACCATCCAACCAAAGGTTATTACTCTTTTAGACCAAGCTATTACAATATCTTTTAAAAATTTAACAACCTCTATAATAAATAAAACTACAAAATGCATACTACAACCCCATTAAAATTTTTATAAAAAACTTTATGCCTAAAAACATCACACTAGAAAAGCTTAAAAAATAAAGAATTGGATATAACAAAGATACCGCCTTACAAACATCAAAGCTTAGAGGTATTGAGAAATATTGAGTTGTAAAAGTAGCCCTATATGGGCAACTCTGTACTTCATAATTCATCATCTGCGGGAATTTGTTTATAGTGATTCTCTCTTTTAGGCTCTCTAAATCACTCTTTAGGCTATCTGTCTTATTTAATAGAGTATTTTTAAAGCCTTCAAACTCTCCAAACATCTTTTCTACCCCATTTTTAATATCTTCACCTGGTAAATTTCCAGGCTTGCCACACTCCTCCCCCTTACACTCTGTATTATCACTTTTATTATTTGGTGGAATTATCTTTGAAGCATCATGATCTTTGTCTGGTTTTGTGGGGGTGTTTGGCGTGCCACCATTGCTGCCATCTCCAATCTCTACTTTATGCGAAGTATCACTATTTGGATCTTTGCCGCCTGAATTGCTGCCTACATTGCTGCCTGAATTGTTGCCTGTGTTATTATTATTGTTGTTTGGGGTATCGCTGTTATTTGGGTTATCTGGTTTTGGTGGGGTTGGTTTGTCTGGTTTTGGAGGGGTTGGCTTATCCTCATCTGGCTTTTTTTCAGGCGGATTTACCGCTCCAGTGCTGCCATCTACATCTAAATCATCAGTTGTGCACTGAGAGTTAGTCAAATTTATGATAGCTTGCTCCCCATGCCTACATTTTTCAAGACAAGGAGCCATCTTATCAGCCGAGAAGACTGCTGGATCGCACTTTTCTTGGCACTGTTTTTCTGTGTAGGTTTTAGCGATTGGGGCGTTTTGACACTGCAAAGAGCAGTTTTTATTCTCTGTTCCGTTTGCTATGACATTATATAAATTTCCAGCTTCTCCCCAACCTCTATCGTTACAATAACAATTCATTCGTGATACGAAGTTGGGGATGCTATCGCATACGCCAGTACACTCTTTTGCTGCCGAGCTAAAATACGGAGCACTACTAGGGCACTCTTGACGCCCAGAAAATCTACCTGGATAAATCTCTGTTGTATAAGCTTGCAGCATTGTCCCAAAGGCATCTTCTCTATCTAAATCTGGAGTCTTTTTTAAGATCTTTACAAGACCATGATCCCATCTTTTCCCAACAAACTCATCATTTCAATTTATCTCCGCATCATAATAAGAGTTGATATTAAGCTCTCTTGCTCCAAGCTTATAAGATGTTAATATCTCCTTTTTATATAAATTTTCACTACTTCCAACGCCATCATCAAAGAGATCATAGTTATCGCAAATCTCAGCTGTAAAGCCCTCTTTATAATCTTTACATCTACGATTATGAAATATTACAACACGCTCTTTTTCATCAAGCTCAACTACAGGGACTTCGTACGCATCAAAAAAGGCTTGCATTCTAGAAGCATAAGTAAAGCTAAAGAATAAAAACAGTGTAATAAAGACTCTCATTTAAACCATCTTTTTGAAATTAAAGCCAATATTAAAAAGAGCGGAAGAAGTTCGAGCCCAAACCAAAAAATCAGGCTGAAGAAATAATCGAAGCTTAAAACCCCAGTAATACTCAAAACATTCATTACATCTTACTCACAAAAATAAATATAAAAAACCACAACAAAAAACCACATATTAAACCGCTAAGCCCCATTAAAAAATTGTAGTTTCCTAAACTTATCCCAAGCGCAAAAGCTGTTTTCACTCAAAACTCTCTTTCGATAACATGACAATCGCGAGTATGATTTTATAAGAAATTAAAGCACTTATTAAGATTGCAAAGAATGCTAGTAAAAAAGGATGTAATCCGTCTAATGGAAGTTTCATTTTAATTCTCTTTAGATACTCAAATTTAAGGGGCTTCTTAGCCCCTCATATTAACCGCGTTTTACAAAGCCAATTATCCATCTTAAGACAATAATACTAGCTAAAGCAGTTAGTAAAATGCCACCAAACGCCCAAACATTAGATACGTCAATGGTGCCAGTTGGTTTTCCAGCTTCATTAAACGTAACGTCTGCCAATGCGTTAGTTGCTCCAAGTGTAAAGACCGTTAAGAGTGAAAGAAATTTTACAAATGTCTTTCTCATCCTATCCCCCTTTAAAAAAAATCTAGGAAAATATTCCTATTCAAGCGCACTTAAAAAAATGCGCTTTGGTAGGATTATTTTTAAAGCACTCTTGGCTGCTTAACACTCTTTTCGCTTGGCTGCAATGGTTCTTTTTTACTACATTGGTTTATCTCATCGATAAAGGCTCTTAAATTAAAGTTCTCACTAATTGTTGTCTCTGTTTGATTTTTAATCGCTACTAATTTATCGCCCTTTATCTCGTATTTTTGCCCCTCGGTGCCTACTGGAAGAGTTAAAAAGCGCTTGCCAATAAAGTGTTCTTTCAAGAATTTTTTAAACTCACTTTGTAAAACTTTTTGTTCTTCTAGATAACTTTGTGGAAACTTTATAAAAAGCTGTTTAATTGTCTCGTTCGCATCATCGCTAACTTGACCGTTCTCGTCAATACTTGCATATTGGGTCTTAAACTGAGCAACAATGTGAAACCAAATAGAGGTCTTTTTAGTGCTTGGGTCAGTTGTAGCCGAGGTATTGACAGAAGAGGGCATAACAGTAACATATGTAGTTCTTCTATATTGGTTTTCAAAGCTAAAAGCCACCTTTGAATCTTCTTCAATCATTTGAAAAATTTGATTCATTAGATACTCCTTAAATAAATTTGTAGATACTCGAAAAAAAACTTCAATCAGGGGTGAGCGAGTATCCAAAAATGTCTCCCCCCTGTTGAGCATCTAAAAGTTTTACGACATTTAAAACGTTGGTCGAGATTATTAAAATTTGACAAAGAAATACATTGTATGTATCATTGCTTAAATAATTTTAACAACCGTAAAATTATTTTATCAAGATAAAAATTAAAATTACATTAAATTATTTATCAACGTATAAAAAAGTTTAATGTTATTTAAAAGAAGTAAACATGGAAAAAATAGAAAATAAGCCAGAAATTGCAAAAAAAATTAACGTGTCAGAAGTGACACTCTACAATTGGGAAAAAACCAAACCTGAATTAGTAAAAATGATAAATCAATCAAAAAAATACGAAGCTGGAGAAAGTGAAGCAGCTGACTTTTTAAAATACTTTTATGAATTAGATGTAGAAGAACAAGAACTCTATAAAACTGAAATAAAGTTTAAAGCACTAAAAAAAAGACAAGAAAAGCTAATAAAATAG